TTTGTGTCGTTCAAAACGACCAAGGTACAAGCACAAGCTGTTGATATTGGAGATATTTCTGAGCTAAACGGTTCAGCCCAAATAGTAAGAGACAAGCCTTACGATGCAAATTTAAAATTTGCTATACAAAGTAATGATGAAGCCATAACTACTAATGGCAGAATGGCTATAACATTTCTTGATGATTCAATTGTAAAACTTACAGAACATTCACAGTTACTAATAGATGAATACATTTACGATCCTGATCCAAGCAAATCTAAAATGGCTATTACCTTTGGTCTTGGCACAGCTAGGTTCATTACAGGCAATCTAAACCGTATAGATAAACAAAATATTACGCTTAAAACTCCTACAGCCAATATAGCAATAAGAGGTACAGACTTTACAGCTACTGTAGATGAATTAGGCCGTAGTCTTATAATACTTTTACCAGATGCTTTAGGTTTATCTAGTGGCGAGATACTGGTAACTACAGCTATGGGTACTGTTACTCTTAATAAACCATATCAAGCTACAACTGTTAGCGTTTTTGAATCATCTCCTAGTAAACCTGTTATTTTAGATTTAACGCTAGATGTTATAGACAATATGCTTATTGTAACTCCCCCAAAAGAAGAGGTAGTTGTAGAAGAAGAAGCTACAAGCACACAAACAGATAGCGTATTAGATTTTAACGATCTTGATATAGATTATTTAGCAGATGATTATTTAAAAGAAGACAGTTTAGAATTTACAGAACTTGATATAAATTACCTAGATGTAAATTATCTTGAAGATTTGTTAAATGTACTAGATGCTTTAGCTGTAAGTGAAGATGAGGATCAACTGGCACAAGCAACCAGCACACAAGTTAGTGGTACTTTACTAGGCAAGGATCCTGACACTCAAATAACTACAATTATTACAGGGAATGTTATTAGTCTACGCAGACAGGTAAACGAGTCTGTGCAATTAGACTTAGATGGTAGTACATCTTATACTGTTATCTTCATACAAGATGGCATATCAAATGTTATCAAGGTAAATGGAGGAAGTGATAGCGTTATTACTATCACTCAAAGTGAATAATGAAGTATTTACTATTAATGTTATTATCATTAGATTTAAATGCTGAACTAGATTTAACAATACCTGAACAACCTGCTGTTTATATACCTCCTAAAGAATTTATTTTAAATTTTGGAGACTACAACGAGCCTCCAACAAAAAATCAAATGATATTTTTTTGGACTATAAATTCTTTAGATGTTTATACAACTTATGAAGGTTTAAAAAAACCTAATGTGTACGAAAAAAATCCTTTACTAGGAAAAAAGCCACACTTAGATAATCTTTTAATACAAAAAGCTATAATAGGTGGGTTTATTTCTCAAAATTCTAGTAAGAATTATATAACTGCTATGAATGTAGGTTTAGGATTAGTAGTCATAAATAATTATTATGTTGCAAAATGAAAAGACTATTATTACCTATACTTATATTACTATCACTACCTTTAATATTTCAAAGCACGCCTACAGAAATACTTAAATTAAAAATATTTGATACGTTTGTAAAAAAACAAGAACCATCAGGTAATTTTGTAATTTTAAACATTACAGAACAAGATGTAGAAAATGAAGGTGGATATCCATTTCCTAGAAGAACACTTGCACAAATACAAGTTGACCTAATTAATGAAGGTGCTATTGGAGTAGGTTGGGTTATATCTTTTCCACAAGCAGATAGAATGGGTGGTGATGAAGTCTTTGCACAGACACTTGGGTATGCTCCATCTGTTATTGCAATGTTTGAAAATCCAAATGGTAAATACCCTAAAACAACTGGAACAGTTATAAAAGGTAATGATGTTGGTGGCATGTTTACACCTGGTGTTATACAAAATATTGATATTTTGCAAAATCAAGCAAACCAAGGAATAGCAAGTGCACCTGTAGATATAGACAACTTAGTACGCAGAATACCATTATTACTAAAAACACCAGATGGTTATGTTTCTTCTTTTGGTACAGAAGTTTTAAAAGTATTAACAGGTGCTAAAACTTACATTATCACTACAAATGATAATGGTATACAAGAGATATCAGTCAGAGGAATACTACCAGTCAAAACAGATAGTCTTGGTCGTAAATGGATAAGCTGGGTAAATACACCACAAACCAACTTAAAAGAAATGGATGTAGCAGGTAAGTTTGTTTTTGTTGGAGTCACTGCCCCAGGAATTATGCCCCAAGTTGCAACTCCGACTGGATTATTAGAACCACACAAAATTCAAGCAGCATTATCTGAATCAATTTTATTAGAAAACTCTCCCTTTATCCCAGATTTTGCTGTTGCATTAGAAATATTAATTTTTACAATATTTGTATCGTTGACATGGCTTGTAATTAATTATCTTGGTATAACCAAAGGCGTAAGTCTAGCTGTAATTTTGCTCTTTACTACAAGCCTTACAGGAGCTTATAGCATTCAAAAGGGCTATTTAATAGACTTTTCATGGACTTTTGTATCACAATTCATTACTGGTGCCATAGCTTTTTACTTAAACTTTAGAAAACAGTTTAAATTGCGTCAACAAATAAAAAAACAGTTTGAACATTACTTGGATCCAAGGCAAGTCAAAAAACTACAAGACAATCCTGGATCATTAGTCTTGGGTGGAGAACGAAGATATTGCACATTTTTATTTACAGACGTTAGAGGATTTACGGCTATGTCTGAAAAGCTAGAGCCTGAAGAAGTTACAAAGATTATGAACAAAGCATTAACAATTCAAGCTGATGCAGTAAAAGAATATGGGGGTATGGTAGATAAATACATAGGTGACGCAATGATGGCTATATTTAATGCTCCTATAAATTTACCAAACCATGAAACTGCTGCTGTTCTTTGTGCTAAAGAGATACAAGAAAACATTAAAAAAGCAGATATCGATGTTGAAATAGGAGTAGGAGTTAATACTGGTTATGCAGTAATTGGGAATATGGGTAGCAATACTAGGTTTGATTACACAGCAATAGGAGATGCTGTAAACCTTGCAGCAAGACTTGAGAGCTCAACAAAGGAGGTTGGAGAAGATATTGTTATAGGTTATGATACGATCAATGCAAAAGATTTTAGTGATCAAATAATTCTAAAAAAACTTAACAGGATAAAAGTAAAAGGAAAAGAAAAATCTATAAATATTTATACAATCTTATGACAACATCAAATGAAGCAATAAACAAAATAGAAACCCACGAAAAAGAGTGTTCTATTAGATACTCAAATATAGAAAAAAGATTAGAAGATGGCTCTAAGCGTTTTGATAAACTAGAAAACATGATTTGGGCTGTGTATCCATTTATACTGGTATCTTTGGTTTTGTCTAGATTTGTTTAGTGAAACAAAAACTAAAACTTTTTTATAATTGGTTTGTAAGTCTATTTCAAACACGTTATAAAATAACAGTTTCTTTTAATAGAGAGTATGGAGATACTGATGATAAAACTTACATTTCAAAAAAAATACTTATTCAAAAAGAAAAACATCTTAAATTTAGAACGCTTGATAAAAAATTAATTGAATACAGAAGTTCTACAGGACTTAACTATATTATTGAGGAAGACGAATAATGCAACAAGTTTTAATAGGTATTATTATAGTATTAGGACTTGGTAGCTATTGGTTATATAACGAAAATGTAACTTTAAAAGCTAATAACATTGCTTTAGAGGGTGCTATTGCCACACAAGAAGAAGCAATAAAATCTATACAAGAAGACTTTGAATTGCAAACTACACAAATGAATGAGCTATCTATCAAAAGCCAAGCGGCACAAAGAGAACTAAATAGATATACACAATTTATACAAAACTATGAACTAGCAGCTAAAATATTAGCTGATCCAACAGAAATGGAAAGGAAGATAAATAATGGCACAAAACACATTATGGAAGACATTGAGAAAATCAGCGTTGTCGTTGATGATCTTGATAATGGCTTGCAGTTGCAGTCTAATTCCGACTAAACAGATAGAAGTAACAGCAAAACCACTAGACAGGAAGATTGTTCAACCTGTAATGCCTAGGGAAATTAATTTGCAAGAACCTATGTGGATTGTTGTTACACCTGAAAACCTAGACGAACAACTAGCAATAATAGAACAACAAGAGGGTGAGCTGGTATTTTTAGCTATGACAATACCTGATTACGAGGTTATGGCTTACAATATGCAAGAACTAAAAAGGTATATAAGTGAACTTAAAGACGTTGTTGTGTATTATAGAAAAGTTACTACAACAAAAAAGGAGCAGTAATATGAAAATATCACAAGAAGGATTATCCCTTATTAAAAAGTTTGAGGGTTGTGAATTAGAAGCATACAAGTGTGCTGCTAATGTTTGGACAATAGGATATGGCTCAACTAAAGGAGTCAAAAAAGGCGATACTATTAGTCAAGAAGAAGCAGACAAATTACTTTTACATGAAATGGAAGAGTACGAGGGGTATATTAATGATATGGTTAATGTTGATTTAAAACAAAACCAATTTGATGCTATGGTTTCTTGGGTATTTAACTTAGGACCTGCTAATTTAAAAGCCTCTACTTTATTAAAAGTATTAAATGCTAAAGATTATGAGGGGGTACCAGCACAAATAAAAAGATGGAACAAGGCTGGAGGCAAAGTGTTGCAAGGTTTAATAAGAAGAAGAGAAGCGGAATCATTGTTGTTTGCAGGCAAAGAATGGCATGAGGTATAAGTATGCCCTTACAGAAGCTTACATTTAGACCAGGCATAAATAGAGAAGGTACTGCTTATGATAACGAAGGCGGTTGGTTTGATTGTAATTTAGTTCGTTTTCGTAAAGGTAGACCAGAAAAGTTTGGCGGTTGGGAAAAATTAACAGTCAATACTTACCTAGGTACAGCAAGAGCTTTGCACCCTTGGATTTCTTTAGAAGGTACTAAATTTTTAGGACTAGGTACAACTTGGAAATATTACATAGAAGCAGGTAATGCTTTTAATGATATAACACCTATAAGAGCTACTACATCAGCAGGTGATGTTACATTTTCTGCATCAAATGGTGATGCCACAATTACTGTAGCAGATACGGCTCATGGTGCTGTTAAAAATGATTTTGTAACATTTTCAGGTGCTGCAACTCTTGGTGGTAATATTACAGCCACTGTTTTAAATCAAGAATACCAAATAGCTACTATAGTAAATGCTAATAGTTATACTATTGAAGCTAAAGATACATCTGGTACTACTGTAACTGCTAATGCTTCTGACACAGGCAATGGTGGATCTTCTGTAGTAGGTGCTTATCAACTCAATGTGGGATTAGATGTATATGTTCCAGGAACAGGTTGGGGATTAAATGGATGGGGACAAGGTGCTTTTGGTAGCACATCTGCACTTAGCGATACCAATCAGCTTAGAATTTGGACTCATGATAACTTTGGTGAAAATTTAATAATAAACCAAAGAAACGCAGGTATATATCAATGGACTGAAAACAATGGCTTGGGAACAAGAGCTGTAGAGTTATCTGGGATTTCAGGTGCTAACTTAGTACCTACTAAAGGTTTACAGGTTATTACATCTGAAAAAGACAGGCATCTTATAGTTTTAGGTGCTGATCCTATATCTGGTTCTGCTAGAACAGGAGCTATAGATCCTATGCTTATAGCATTTAGTGACCAAGAAAACGCATTAGACTTTGAACCATTATCCACAAACACAGCAGGATCTCTTAGATTGTCATCTGGCTCATCTATTATTGGTGGTGTAAAAGCAAGGCAAGAAATATTGGTTTGGACTGATACAGCTCTCTATAGTATGCAGTTTATTGGACCACCATTTACTTTCGGTATTAATTTAATAAACGAAGGTACAGGCTTAATAGGTCCTAAAGCAGCAATAACTACTCCTAGTGGTGTTTACTGGATGAGTTATAACAACTTCTATACATATAATGGTAGTGTTCAAACTCTACCATGTTCAGTTCACAACTATGTATTTACAGACATAAATCTTATTCAATCATTTAAAATCAATGCGTTTACCATAAAAGATAAAAGTGAAGTAGGTTGGTTCTATTGTTCATCTGGCTCTGATGAAATAGACAGATATGTAATGTATAACTATGTTGAAGGTATATGGTTTTATGGACAACTATCAAGAACAGCATGGCTTGACTCTGGTATTGAAAACTTCCCTAGAGCTGTTACTGGTGGATATTTATACCAACAAGAAAAAGGCTTTGATGATGATGGTTCTCCTATGACAAACGTATTTATTGAAAGTTCTGATTTAGATATAGGAGATGGTGAACAATTTAGTTTTTTAAAAAGAATAATACCTGACTACAAATTTATAGAAGATCAAAACGATGGGAATGTAAATATTGTTTTAAAGACAAGGAACTTCCCAGGTGATTCTTTAACAATAAATTCAACTAATGCAATAAGCTCTACTACTCAACAAGCTTATGTTCGCAGTAGATCAAGGCAAATAGCATTACGATTTGAATCAGATGATGATGCTACAAATGATGGTAATCTTGGCATAGGATGGAGGTTAGGAGCTACACGTATAGACATAAAGCCAGATGGTAGAAGATGAGCAAACTTTTACAAACTCAACTACCATTAGCAATAGGTCCTGTAGATCCAGAGCTTTTTAATCGTTTAGTTAGAATACTTGAAATTAACCTTGGTGCAGTTGATCTTGATAATGTTAGACAAATAAGTGATCCAGAAAAAAATACGCTAAAGTTTAATGATGGTAGCATTATATGGAATACGACAGTTGGTGTCCTGCAAGTTTATACAGGTAACAAGTGGATTGACATAGGCGAAAGAACACTAGAACAAGGCTTTGAGATGACATCTAGTGTTGGTAAGGTTACTATTAAGATAGCAGGTAGCACAATAATTACTTTATGAGCAATACAGCAGAAGACCTAAACTATAAAACTAAGAACATTCTTTTAGAACATCCTGCCGACTGGTACATACAAAAGGACACATTTTATGCAGTATCAGACTCTATTGAGCCTATTGTTGAATTTTACGAACAAAAGGGTGATACAGAAAGAAAAGACACTCCATTAGATAAAATTATTCAAGAACCATTAAAAGATGTGTACACAGTTCCATTCTTTTCTGAGAAGTTTTGCGACATACTTTTAGATGAAATGAAGAATTTAGAAGCTTATTTTGGCTTTCAACCTAACAATGAAGAGGACACATTAAGACAAATACCAGAAATAACTTTTCAAGATAATTGTCCAGAAATCTTCCAATCCTTAATGCATACGATATATACTATAGGTAATCCTATATTTTTGAATATTTGGAACAGACACGTAAATGGTGGTGGTATACAAATAGCCAACTATAATTTAAAGGATAAAAAACAAGGTGCTTGGCATCATGATGCAAGTGCTGATATTAGTATGGTAGTTCCTTTGAACACTGGAAAGTACAAAGGTGGCGGAACTGAGTTTTTAAAACGTGGTACAGTCGAGCCTCTACCTACAGGCCACGCTCTAATTTTTCCGAGTTTTACTCACATGCATAGAGGACTTGCAGTAGAATCAGGAGATAGATACTTATTAGTATTTTGGTTAAAATGTTTACAGGAATAATAGAGCATGAATAGAATAGACAACTCAGGTACAGGCATAGCAGGTTTAGGTAGAGGAGAAGATTCTATGCTAGCCCACGTAGCACCAGGAGAAATGGTAGTCCCACCAGTTATCTCTCCACAAACACAAGAAATAATTAGAAGAGAAATGATGTCTGCTGGACTAGATCCTAATGAATATACTGTGGGTCAAGGCATGTCTATTAACCCTATTACTGGTATGGCAGAGTTTGGTTTTTTAAAAAAACTAGCCAAATCAGTTAAAAAAGTAGTTAAAAAAGTTGCACCTATTGCAGCAGTTATACCTGGACCATGGCAAGTGCCAGCTATTGCTTATAATAGAGGAAGGGCTGTTGTAAGTTTAGCAAAGGGTGAGGGTGGTATTGGTGACTTAATAACAGCATTTACACCTGCAAAATCATATACAGGTGGTAAAACAGGAAATATTTTTGGCAATGCAAAAGAGTTTTTAACAAAAGGCTCAGATGGAGTTGGTCTATTAGGCAATCTTGGTAAAAGTTTAGGATCTGCTAAAGAATTTGTATTTAAAGGTGATGATGGCGTTGGTCTTTTAGGAAACATTGGTAAAGGATTTAGTGGTGCAAAAGAATACGTATTGCCAGGGGAAGATGGTAAAGGTTTATTTAAAAACCTCATGGGTCCTGGTCAACAACAGATGGACGAATTTGACCAGCTTACTGGTGGTGAAGATATTTTTGATCCTAATTATGGAACAGTTCAACCAAATCAACAATCTTTTATTAGCAAACTTATAAGCGGAACACCTGGACAACAAAATGCATTTCAAGAATTTATGGATGATCAGCTAGGATTTGACCCTAGTGGCGGTGGAATATACAGGGCTTTTGGAGGACAAAACGATAGCACACAATCTGGATCATTATTAGGAGGTCTTGGTGGCAACGCTGGATTAGCTGCAATGGCTGCTTTATACGGTAAAGTTGTTAAAGATGATTATAAACGCAAAGAAGGTGGACTCAAAGACATAAGGCAATCTGTAAGACCAGATCTTATGCCTGCACCTACATTTACAGGTTTTGACTTAGGCGTTAGAAAGAATGCTGCCATGGGTGGCTTACAAGAGTTACGACCTAATTTTGCTATGGGCAGATCAGTAATGGCTAACGAACTGGATATGCGTATGGGTGGTCCTTCAATAGGTCCAGGAACAGGTACAAGTGATGATATACCAGCTATGTTAAGTGATGGTGAGTTTGTAATGACCTCTGCTGCTAACAATGGTTTAGGTGGATTTAAGGTAACAAAGACAGAAACAGGTATAGAGTTAGTGCCAAATGGTCAACCAGATAGACAACAAGGTGCAAAGAATATGGACAAGCTTATGAAAACCTTTGAACAATTTAATAAAGTAGGAATGGCATAATGGGTATTTTAAGTGACCTAATAAGAGCACCCATAGGACAAGCACCATCTAGAGGTAGAGGTATGGGAGCTATTGGTGCAAGACCTGATTTACCAATGCCACCAAAAAGAAGAAGAAAAGGTGGGTTAGCTGGTTTAATTCAAAGAGCAAAAGACGGAAGTATAAGCAGAAGACTTGAACAACCTATATCTATTGGAGGTATTGGTGGTGGAATACCTAGTATTGGCTCACCTCAACAATTACTACCACCTCCTCCCGGATTTATACCTCCTGCTATAGGTAATACAGGCGGTATTGGTAGAGATATGGGTATTGCACCACCTTCTTTTGATGGAGGAAGACCACCTTTGGCACCACCAGCAATGAAACAACCAGTAGCACCTTTGGCACCACTCCTACCTAATCTTGGTGGTACGCCTATTGCAAATAACGGTACGTTAGGTGACTTACCTCCTGGATTACGAATGAAGGAACAACCAGACGTAGGCGGCCCAGCAGAAAGACCTGGTGGACCTATATCAATAAGACCAGACTTACTACCACCCAAGCGTATATCTGATCAAATACGTATTGACGACAGACCAATAATTGATCCAAGAATAGGTATGCCACCTCCACCCTTACCACCACAAGACTTTGGCTTTGGCCCAGGTGTAAGACCTACAGAAATTATAGGACCAGACGGCCAATTTATTGGTTCAGCAGGCGTAACGCCGCCTGGAGCTGGTAGAGATCCTCTTCGTTATGATTCTGTTGGTATGCCTTTAGTTAATCCTATAAACAGACCGCCAAGCGAAGGAAGAAGTAGGCCGCAACCACAAACAGGGTTAGGTGCTGCTGAATTATTAGAGCTATCAGATGAGGAACTCAAAAGGTATATACCTAGAGAAAATATCGGATACGGAGTTGGTGCTAACTCAAGAAGCATCGATACCACACCAAGTCCAGAAGAGTTCAGAGAAAGATTACAAAGAGAAATGAATCCAAATCCCGATAATTTTAATATGCAACTCGCTGGTTCTAGATTATATAGACCAGTAGATTCAAAACCAATGATTGCTGAACTTCCTTCTGAAAGAATAACAGAAATAGGAAATCCAATTCCAGTTACAGACCCAGTAGTAGACCCAGTAGTTGATCCAGTAATAGACCCAGTTGCACCAACAACTCAAACAGACCCTACACAAACACAAATGCCTATGGGTGCAATAGATCCTGTGTTATTACAACAACAGACATCTGAGAAATTAACAGATCCATTGCTTAGATCTCTATACTTTGGTACTCAAGATCAACCAGGTTTCTATCAGCAACTACAACAAGCTGGTGCTAACTTAATTGGTAGTGATGTACCGTTACAACAAACAGCAGGTCTTACACCGTTAGAAGTATTAGCGAGACAACAAGCTATTTCTGGAATTGGTGGCTTTGAACCATTCTTACAACAGAATCAAAATTTAGTAAATCAAGCAATAGACCAGTCTGTAAGAGCAGAAGAACTTAGAGATCCTTACTATGGTAGAGCTGAAAGACAGATGCAAATGGGTCTTGGAGAAGAATTAGGCGGTATTGGTCAAGCACGTGGTATTACTACAGGAGCTACAAATAGATTTGGTGGTTCTTTAGGAAGACTTGGAAGACAAGCTATAGGTAGTACACAAGACTACGGTGGAAGTTTAGGTGAGTCAGAAGATTTATTAAGAGGGACATTGGGTGCTTATGATCCGGGTATGACTCAACAATTTTATAATCCTTACGAAGATGCAGTAGTACAACAAACAATTGATGACGTATTAGAAGCAGGTGACAAGCAAGATATAGCTGCAAGAGCCCGTGAGATTAGTTCTGGTGCCTTTGGTGGTAGTAGAGCAAGACTTGGTGCAGAAGAACGTAGACAAGACCTTGGAGAAGGTCTAGCAAAAGCATTAAGTGGTATTAGACAAACAGGATATAGTCAAGCACAACAAACAGGTTTAGGTGAATTTGCAAGACAAAGAGAAGCTGAAAGAGCTGCAAGTAGCGGTTTAGCTGGATTGTCTGGTTCAAGACTCGGTGCTCAACAACAACTTGGTAGTACCTTAAGAGGTCTTACAGGAGATCAGTTTGGTGCACAACAACAATTAGCTGCTAACCTTATGGGTTATGGTGCTGCTGGATCAGGTGCAAGACAAAATCTTGCTACTGGGTTGCTTGGTATAGGACAACAAAGAGGTGCTGGTGCTTCAGCATTAGGATCACAATTAGCTGGATACGGTTCGCAAATTGGTGGCATAGGTCAAACTCAAGAACAAATGAGAGCAGGACAAAGAGGCGAACTATCTGGATATGGTGGCGTTGGTAGAGGTATTGCTGAGACTGGTCTAGGTAGAATCTATCAGCAACAACTAGGACAACAACAAAGACCATTAGGTGTATTAGGACAAATAGGCTCTATGCTACCTGGTTATCAAGCATCACAAACACAGATTGACTCTGGATATGGTATGCCAACAGATCCTTCAGCAGCAGGACTAGGTGCAGCATTTAGTGCCTATGGTGCTTTAGCTCCAAGACAAGGACAAACCTAATGAACTTTATGAATCGTAAAATGTTCCAAGCTGGTGGCTCTGTCACCTATGCAGATGGTAAAACACAAACCTTTGATGTAAATACATTTCAGCAAAAAATAAATACTTTACCTGATAACGATTTATTTGCTTTAAAAAATAGTGCTGATGCAGGTCAAATAGTATTTTCTCCAGAATTAAAATCTATATTAGATCAAGCTACGGAAAGAAAGGCTATGCCATTTACACAAAATATTGGTATGAAGCCAGCAAGCATAAGCTCAACACTTCAAGATTATGGAAGAGTTGCTAAAGGTGTTTTAGGACCGATTGCAAGTGGTTTAACCAGACAAATATTTTCTGAAGAACAATTAGAAAAAATGCCGTTAGCACAAAGTATTGCTCAATATGATTCTCCTTTTTATGGTGAAGGTTCTGAAGGATTTAAAAGTGCTGCAGATAGGGCTGGTAGAACTACAGAAGAGTTAGAGGGAATAATTAGAAAATCTGGTGATATACAAGACTTTACGAAAGACATTGAAGCTATAGAACAACCTGTAGTTGAAGCTGTAGAAACAAAAGATGTTTTAGACCAACCAACTGTTATTGAAGAATTACCAACACTAGGTCCTGTTACAGGTGGCGAAACATTAGGCGTTATGAGTCCTTTAGAGTCAACACAACGAAGACTTGCTTTTGAAGAAGCAATGATTGGCAGAGATGAATTTGGTAATCTTTTACCAGAAGGTAGATTATTACAGGACCCAACTATTGCAAAAGCTTTAGAAGAACTAACTCCGATAGAATCCTTGGTTGATATAAATAAAACAGAAGCAGATAGCTTATTAGAAACACAAGATAAGTTTGATGGTAAGTTTGATATACCAAAAATAGAATTAGACAAAGTTGATACTACAAAAACTTTAGATGACTTTAATATAGATCCACCACCTGTAGTGCCAAGAGAAACTACTGGTATATTTGGGTCTGATAGATTCCTAGACTTTATTAGAAATGTAGGTGGTGAACTAGCAAGAACTGGACAAATGGGAGAAGGTCTTGCTACTGGTGCAGCTAAAGCTGGTGAAGAAAGAGCAGCAAGAGATTTACTTGAAGCAGATGAACAAAGAGAGTTCAACAAAGCTAAAAAATTGTTAGAGATAGAAGCAAGCCTTGAAGGAAAAGGGTTTATGGATTACAAAGAAGCTAATTCTATTGGTGAAGCAGAGGAAAGTTTAAGTACTACTTTAACAAATTTTCAGAAAAGTGAAAAAACACTTGGTGATTTAGATGATGTATTTAAAGATTTAGAAGATCCAAATGCCTATGGAGCAACTGGTTGGTTACAAGAAAGTATGGATAAATTTGCTGCCGCTGCTGGTATGTCAACTGGTAAATGGAAAGATTTATCCGCTAGATCTAGAATTAATGCAACATTGGAAGTTTTAACACAAATGAGTGTTCGAGAAGTTTTGGGAGAATCTGGTAAAACTATTTCTAATCTAGACAGAAATATTGTTGCTGAAATATTTGGTAACTTAACCATATTTACAGATCCTTCTGTTATAAAAGATAAATTAACAAGAACAAGAAATACTGTTTTACGAAGTATGCAAGGCGATAAGGATATAATAACTAAAGATCTTTCTTATTTTGCTAGAACAGGAGTAACATCACCATTAGCAACACAGAGACAAGACTTAATAGACCGTATATTAGGCATTGATTTAACTGGTTTAGAAGCACCAGGTTCATATCGAGGATCTAGCACAAGCTCTGAACAAATATATGACACTACCTTATAATGCCAAGATTTAGAGTAGCAATAGCCCCTGGAGTTTCACACCTAATTGATGCTGACAACGAAGATGAGGCAAAGAAAAAAACTAGAGCTGAGATAGCTAAAGGTGCTGTTTCACCATTTTATGATGAGCTTTACTTTGATTATGAAACTGGTGTCAATATTAAGGAGGGTCCAGGTAAAAGACTTAGAGAAAAATTAGGTAGAGCAGAAGTATCTAAAGATAAAGAAGATCCATATAAAGAAGAAAATAAAATACTTAGTGATTTAATGGCACAAGTACAAAAATCTACAGATCCAACACAACAAGAAGGAATACTACAAAATTCAGTTGGTGCTGGTGGATACATAAGAAATACAAAAGGACAAGTAGCTTTGACACCTAAAGGCTTGCAACTACTTGGTTTACCTGTTCAGCAAAGAACTTTAAAGGATGGCAGTACCATTAACTTAAATACTATTGTAGATGAAAATAGCTTTAATTTGAGGACTGGTGATTTTGCTGATATGTCTGGAATAGCAGGTCCTGTGGTGTCAACTATAGTTGCTTTTATGCCACAAACTAGAATTTTAAAAACACTTACTGCACTCCTTGGTGGTAGAGAAAGATTGGGTAGAACATTTACTGCTGGAGTTGCTGCACCTGTTGGTAAAGCTGCTGAAGAGTATCTTGATACCATAGAGGGTTTTCAATTACAAGATAAAGATGAACTTAAAGATTTAGCTATGGAAGAATTTGTTATAGGTTCCGTAGGTCAAGGGTTATTTGGAGAAGTGCCTGGAGCAATATATAAAACTATATTAGGTAAAAAAGCACCAATAGAAAACCAAAGAGCAGCATTTGTGGCATCCAGAAACTTAAGTTGGCCTGATGTTAAAAAACTAGATCGTGAAAGTGTAGCAGCCGGAGGAAAAGTTTTAACAGATGATCAAATACTTAAAGCTGCAAAACAAGGCAAAGTACAAAGATTTGATTATGCTAAATCCCCTGGATTTTTGCCAGCAAGAGCAGTTTTTGATCAAAAGCTACCAGCAAATTATCAAGCTATTGTTGAACAAGTTTTAAGTAATTCGAGAAACAAACCAAACACAAAGTATTTAAGGGCAGCAACTAACAGTGTTCTTAAAAATATTAAAGATGAAAAAGAAGCATTAAATGCTAGCCTATCGCAATCTTCTAAAAAAGGTTTAGATGAACAAGTTGACAACGCTTTACAAAAACTTAGATTACAAGAACAAACAGTTACAAATTCACTCAGAACCCTTCTTGATGATATTGGAGAAAGCGTAATACAGGTGGGAGATTATGGAAATATACCAGCTAATAAAGCTTTTGGTACAGAATTAAAAGAAACCATGAATAAAGCAAAAAACGCAGCAATGGAACAGAGCGGTGATGCTTATCATGCTGTAGATAAAAAGTTTGTTAATTTTAGATATGATTTAATTGAAGACGCTAATGGTCGAATGGTGCCTGATAATAGAAAATTTATTATTGATAAAAGAGGTCAACCACAACCAGAAGTTGTGGACGGCAAACCAGTTTTAAAAACAGAGACTGAATTAAATAAATCAGAAATTATTAATAAAGCTATTAACAACATAATTGGCAAACATTTAAAAGAAGCTAGAAAAATTTTAGATTCAGATATGAGTAAAGGAACAATGCAAGAATTATCTCCGCCTGGTGCAGAGATAAGCAGTAATATTAGAACTCAACTAGACCGTGTTTTAACAAGAGCAGAGGAACTAGCCGCTCAAGGTAAATATGATTTAAGAATGGTAAGAAATGATGCTAACTATTTAAATAGGTTTTTACGAGATGTCTTAGAAGAGTCTGATGAAAGAAAGCTAGTTATTAATATGGCTCGTGTCTTTGATGATTATGGTATTGGAAAAAAAGGTATTAAAAACAAAGACAGTATTCTTACTGAAATAGAAGAAGATGGCATGAAGCAAATAGAGTTAGCTTTGGCTAATAGTAAGCCTCCATTACGATTAGATGTAAATGAAAAAAAACAAATAATGAGTGCCGTTAATGAATTACGAGTAGCTAATAAAAATCATTACGATAGAATGTTGCCGTTTGATGACGTAGAAATTAAAAGATTAGTTGCAAGAACGGGTAATGGTATTATTCAAGCTGATGATGTTTACACTAAGGCTTTAATAAATGGTTCAAAAGACGATTTAGAAAACATATTTAAAGGTCTTAGGGATTATGATGATTACATAAAATTAGATCCTGATTATATAAAAAAAGATGCACAAGGTAATGTTATTGATCATTACTACGAAAATAAACTTAAAGCTGATTTAAAAAATAGGTTGTTTGCTGATGCTTTAAGAGAAGCTACTAAAGATGAACTTACAGATGTTAATTTTACACAATTTGCGAAAGAAATTAAAAGATTTGAAAAAGAACACGGCAAGTTTGATGTATTGTTTCAAGATCCAGCTACTGGCAGAACTTCAGGACCATTAGTTAGAGATACAATAGAACAGCTAAATATGATTGGTTTTAATCCAAAGCCAGTGCAATTAAGAAATCTTATAAATGATATAACCAGAAGAAATGCTACACGTGGACTTAATTCACGTGAACAAGGTAGAGTTTTTGTAGATTCTCTTAAAAAACTAGCTGATGCAACAGAAGATCGTATGAAGTTTGAAAGAACCAAAGCTATCGCAGATTTACCTAACAAAACTATTGAAGAAACTGTAAATACAATATTTAGACCAAGAAGTGCATCAACAATAAACGCTTTAAAAGAAACAGTTGATGATGATGTGTTTAAAGAAATACAACAAGCAAGTATGCAAAGATTATTATCTAAATCTATTGATATGAATGGTAAGGGTAAAATTACTGATTTATTTAAATCACAAAATCTTAAAACATCTTTAGACTCATTTGGTGATGAAACTCTTGATGCTATGTTTGGTGTCGAAACCAGAAGAGGTCTTAGAGACTTACAATTTCAAATTGATGTATTAACTGGTGGTGAAGCTGGAAGAGGTGGTGCTGCTGGTGGATTGATTGCGGCTGGTTTATCTGCTGCTATAGTATTTGCACCATTAGCTAATTTACCAATAGTCACTGGGTTAGCCATTGCAAAAGTTTTACTGTCATTTCCCCCATTTGTAAGACTTATGTCTAGATCAGATGCAGGATCCACAGTACAGGCTGTAAGAATGTTTAATGCCTCATTAAGACAATTTGGTTTGCATTTTGTAAATGGAGAAATAGTACCTTTTGCTACTGGTGCGACTGGTTTAATAAACAAAGGATTAGACTTGGGTAAAACAGCAGTGGGTATTACAGATGAAGATGTTTCTGATGCTA